ATGGCTAAGAGAAAAGGATCTAGTGGAATACCAAAAAGTGTATTAGAAAAGTTTCCAGATAGAGATCCTAATAAACCTGGTGATTATATATTCTTAAAGAGACAGGTACCTAAAGTAGATACAGCATCATCCGATGCAATGTTCCAAACTGCAATGTATCCTCCTAATGTGGAAAATAGTGGTATAAATGTTGCTCCCGCAGTTATTAATGGAGCTACATATATCACCAACAATAACTATGGTACTGCTGGTGGTGGAGGTGGTGCTGATACTGGTGATTCTAATCCTACGATGGATGATATAGGAGTTGAATACATCGCAGCTGCCTTCAATTTAGCAAGTAAGTAATTATGGCAGAAAATACTTTTCAGAATAGTAGTGAATTTAAGTTAAAGAAATGCACTATCTCTTATGGTGATGGTAGTAATACAACATCTTTATTGAGTGGTGATATGATTGCTGCATTCTCATTTCATGAGAGTATTGTTAAACCATTTGTTGCAGGATCATTGATGTTGAGTGATTCAACAGGTTTTCTTACTAACTTTCCTATTCAAGGTGGAGAGATTGTAGAAATAGAGGTTTCAACCAGTTTTGATGAGCAGACAAATAAAGGTCAAGCAACAAAATATAAACTCAAAGTTATGAAAATTGCTTCTAGAACGATAAAGGAAAAGATGCAAATATACACTTTGGTAATGGTATCTGAGGAAGCTTTTGTGAATGAAATTGTTAGACTTGAAGATCCATTATCAGGTAAACCAGATGAAATGGTAACAAAATTAGTTAGAGAAAAGTTAAAATCTAGTAAAGAAATTTTTGTAGAACCATGTAAATTTTCTGTAAAAATGTTACCAGCAAAAAGAAGACCATTTGATATAATAGCAGATTTGACTAAAAGAAGTATATCTGGTAATGCAACATATACAAATAAAAAAACAAAAACAGGGAAAATATCAAATAAAAGAGGTAGGGAAGTAGGAAGCACATATGGTTTGGAAAAAGAAATAAAAGGAACTGCTGGATATTTTTTCTGGGAGTCATTAAGGGGATTTAATTTTTATTCAGTTGATGCATTATGCTCTCTTCCAAAACTTGATAAAGAAGGTAACTACAAGGAAGGGACAGAAGAATTTCCTGCAAAAGATTTAAGATCTAAACCATGGGGTCCTTATGAAGAAGTTATTGCTAATTTAGACAATGGTAAAGATCAAAGAGGTATAGTCAGTAATTTTAAGTTTAAAACTGAAGTTGATGTAATAGCATCATTAAGAAAAGGAAAATATGCATCTGTTATGGTATTTTTCAATATGAGTACAGGACAGTATGAAGAGTATACTTATAAAATTAAACAAAGTTACGATGCCATGTCACATTTAGGAGGTCAAGATTCTATATCATTGATTCCCACTAGTCAAGAGGAATTATCAGAAACTCCATCAAGAATTATGAGTGCAATATTAGACCATGAAGCATGGTATAACGATCCAGATATTGCTGATCCAGATTCTGCAGCAACTGATAATCCATCAGAATATGCTGATTGGATAAAGTATTATGCTTCACAAACTGTTGCTAGATATGATTTACTTGCAAATCAAGAAGCTGATCTTACTATACCTGGCAATCCTAGTATATCTGCAGGAGATAAAGTAAGTGTTCTCGTTCTTAACAAAGTGGCGGATAAAGTGAAAGTAAAAAAACCATATGATGAAGAAACTAGTGGAGTTTATTTGGTTAAGGAAGTATCACATAAGTATGATAGATTGCAAGGTGGTAACGGAAATATGACAACTGTGCTAAAATTGTTTAGAGATTCTTATGGAATGACTGATTTAAAGTCAAATAGAGGAGAATAAATAATAATGTACATATTGTACGGAGGTAAACTATGAAATCAATTGAAGAACATATCCAACACGATAAGGAAATCCTTGCAGATCCTGCTACTTCTGAACCAATGAAAAGACATACATTGGAAGAGTTACATGAACTAGAAGTATATGCAGATCATCACCACGATGAGATCGAAGCAGGAGATCATCATGATCCTAATGTATTGGAATTATTCTGTGAAATGCACCCTGACGAACCAGAGTGTTTAGTATATGACGACTAATGGCAGACATCAACATTAATAGCCTAATTGCTCCAAGCATGAGAATCGGTCACGACGGTTTTCACTGGTGGGTAGGTCAGATAGAGGGCATTTCTGCTCTTGAAAAAAATAATAAAGGTGGTTACAGATATAAAGTGGCGATTGTGGGTGAACACCCCAAGTCAAGAGAAATAGTTTCCACTTCTGATTTGCCATGGGCGAACGTGATGATGCCTGTTAATCAACCATTCTCACCTGGCAACATAACTGGTGCAGCTGCTCAGTTAACGCCAGGTTGTTGGGTGGTTGGTTTTTATTTGGATACTGATAGACAGAAACCTATAATTATGGGTTCTATTGGACAAACGCCAGGTGCTACAGTTGAAAAAAATACAATAAAACAAGATGATCCTGATTCAAGATTTGCAACTGGTGACCGTACTGCTCCATTTGAAGTAGATCCTAAAACAGATGGAGATCCAAGCAAGAGTGATAAATCTAAACAAAATGGAGGTCCTCCTGATGGAACAGTTTTTGAAAAGAAAGACGGAACAACGGAGGAGCGAGTAGACTCTGGTAATATGAAGGATAACCTCAAGGATGAGGAATGGTGTCAAGAAACTGGTGAAGTTTGTGAAAAAGATGATTTAAAAGGACAAATGACGAGTGTCATGGGAAATTTCCTTGCAGACATTCAAGCAAGTGATGGTAATATTGGTAATTACTATGTTAGTAAGTATACAGGAGGACTTTATAATTCGTCTGGAACAGCAAGACAGTACGTAAACAAAGCAATAAGAGTTGTTCAAGAATTTTTAGCAAGATTAAAAGGATATGTTATTTCATTATTACAGAAAGGAGTTAATAAATTAGTAAAAGCAATATTACGTCCTGATGAGAAAGGAAACGCTCTTACTCCAGTTACAGAGTGGTTTAATAAACTCCTAAAGGATCTTGGATGTAAAATGGAAGATCTTGGTCTTCAATTAGCAGAATGGTTGACAAATCTTTTAATGAACTATGTTAATCAAATTTATCGTGCTGCTGCATGTCAACTTGATGAGTTAGTAAACGGAATTATCTCTAAAATATACCAATTGATGAATCAATTACTAGAGAGCATTTTAGGTCCTCTACAAGATATTCTAGGTGCTATTGCTGCTCCACTTAACATGATTGGTAATGCAATTAACTACATTTTAAATCTTTTAGGAATATCATGTACAGGTGTTGACACATCATGTGCATCAAATTCAAAAGTATGTACAGATGGAGCAAAGGCAGGAGATGACAAAGATGATTTCTTAGATAAATTATTGGAGAGTATTGATAATTTATTTGGAGACACTCCTGCTGATTATACACAGTATGTTTGTGATGAGGCGTATACAGGAAAACCATTAGAAATAACTACTGTTGGATTTGCTGGTGGAGTTCCAAAAACTGGCACAGATACAAGTGCACCAAAAATTGTATACGATATAGACGATATTGAAGTTAACGAAGGTGATTTAGCAGTATTTACAGTGACTAGATCTGGATCTACTAATATAGCATCATCTGTAACAATTAAAACACTTGGAAATCAAGGAAGTGCAACTGCTGGAAAAGATTATCTTGAAGTAGACGATATATTAGGATTTACACCAGGTGAAACTCAAAAAACAATTGAAGTTCAAACATTAGTTGATAATGAAACTGATGATAATGAAAGTTTGTTTATTAAAATGACAAATAACTCTCCTGAGAGTGGTAAGTATGAAATTAAATTTAAGAAAAATATTGGTAAATGTACAATTATTGAAAAAGATCTTAAAGAATCATATGATCCTTACAGTCCTACTGATGTAGATCCATTTGAACCTATAGAAATACCAGATCCAGATGGCACTCCAACTGGAGAAACTCCTTCAGATGATGGAACTCCAACATATCAGGTTACTGCAAATAGAACCACATGCCCAGAAGATGAATTTATTATATACACTATCGTAACAACAAATATTACCAATGGAACTATACTTTACTATACTCTATCTGGTGAAGGTATTACAAATGGAGATATTGTTGGACAGAAATTGACTGGAGAATTTGTAGTTCAAGATAATCAAGCGTTAGTTACTGTTGGTATTAGAGAAGATTCTACTATAGAAGATGAAGAAACATTGAGATTTACTATCAATGGAACTGGTGCGTTTGTAGATGTTCTTATTACTGCACCTGATGATCAAACAGTAGGTGATAATGACATAGGAGTTGGAGATGACTTATCAACTGTATTCCAAGAATTTAGATTACCTGTTGTAAATTCTGGTAATATTATAACTGATGGTGCTGGAGGTATAATTGAAATTCCTGTAGATAATACTGGTGATGCATTTGCAGAACCTCCAGTTGTTTTTGTTTCTGGAGAAGGTGTTGGTGCTACTGCTACAGCACTATTAGATGACAATGGATTTGTGACAGAAATTAGAATTCAATCATCTGGTTTTGGTTATAAGAAAAATCTTGCTGTAGATAAAAATGTTAGATGTATTATTGACGCATTTACTATTCTCAGTCCTGGTATAGGTTATCAGAGTGCTCCAGAAATGTATGTTGATGGAGAACTTGGTGTTGCTGAGGCAGTAATTAACGAAGATGGTTTTGTAATAGGAGCACGTGTATTAAATAGAACAATAAATTTTGAAAG